TTACTGTAATCAAACTCCTGGAATTTACTAAAGTTCTTGCCACCTGCTCTGGTTTGATCAAAGACTGGTCCATTGTCAATTAGTTCTTCTTGTGCTTGCTGTTCACAATCATAAAGTTTCATTCTACTTCTATCCACACCTACTACGAATCTTTTGTTTGTAGTTGGATCATTGTATCTATTCTTCAATTGTTTTACTAACATTTGATCTAACTGCTCTAATTCTTCACTACTAATTAAAGCAAACATGAAGTCAGCAGTTGCTGGTAAACCAAAAGACTCAGAAGTATCAGTAAGATCAATGTCTGTATTAGCATAACCACCTCTTGTAGTTTGAGTAGCACTTAACACAGGCACATCAAACTCTACTGCCAATCCTCTAAGTTCTTCAGCAATACTCTTCACCAGAGTGTAAGAGTTAACATTAGATCCTGGTCTTACTCTAAAAGAAGTACATATATTCAAATAGTCAACTACTATAAGATCTGGTTTGTAATCCTTCTTAAGATTAAGTTCCTGAAGCAAATGTCTGAAGTGACCAACATGAGCACCTGCTGTAGGATATTCTTTGATGATAAGTTTTCCTTTGGTTTTTTCTCTCAACCTTTCAATCTTCTTATCATACATTGTTTTAGGCAACTCTGTAAGTTCTCTAATAGGAATGTTCAATAGATTAGCATCTATTCTTTCAGCAATCCTTTCTTCTGCCATCTCCATAGTAATGTACAAAACATTCTTACCCATCATCAAGCAGTTTGCTGCGACATGTCCCATGAACAAAGTTTTACCAACACCTGTACCTGCCAATGCTATATTTAAAGTCTTGTTTGGCAGACCACCTTTGGTAATCTTGTTGAAGTAATCTAAATCAAATGGAAGTTTGGTTTCTTCAGTATGATAGAATTCATATCTCCTATCACTGTCCATCAAAAAGTCATGACCAATGTTGGTGTCAAAAGATACAGACAATGCTTCTTTGAGTAAGTCTGGTATTTCTCCTTGCGATCTTTTACCTTTCTCATCTAAGATTTCAATACTGTCCATAACAGCATTGTAGATAGCACGATCTTTACACCATTTCTCAGTTTGTTCAACTAACCATTCGAGAGGTGTATCATCGTTGTCTTTGTAAAGTTTGTCAAGAATGACTTTGGTTAATTTGAAATCTGCATCATTCATGGATGCACTATCAAGTTCTATGCCCAATGCTTCTACTGTAGGAATGGTATTGTACTTGGTGAAGTACTCTTTGATTTGCTCGTAGACATACCTTTCGTCTCTTTCTGCGAAGTATTCATCTTGAATGAATGGTAAAACTTTACGAGCAAAGACATCCTCTTTAACTAAGTTTTTTAGTATTACAAACTCTAATCTTTTATCTGACATTTACTTTTTATTGGCGACTGTTTTCTTTCTGATTGTATATGCTTCATTCGTGTACTTGGTACGAGGATCATCAGCGATGTATCTGCCCTTGCTATCTCTAGCACGGATTCTCTCATAACCAGACATGAAGAAGTTTTTAAGACTTGTCAGTATATTCTTCATCAGTTATTTCTCCTGTTTCTTTATCAAATTCAACTGCCCCACCATACTTAAACTCTTTGCCAGCAGCATCTTCTAGTTGCTGCATGATCTCTGGAGTAAAGTATTTCTCAGGGTTGTTGTTAATTGTTTTACCAAATTGTGTAGTACCATCTGGCAATTCTATTCTGGTGGATTTCTGTTTAAACACACCATACTTCAATCCTAATTCAAGTAAACCATAGTATCTATCTAGACCACTATCATACATTAGTTTAGTATCTACGATTTTGTTTTCAATAGTCAACCTCGACTTAGCATTCTTACAGTGGATGATATTACCAATAACATCTTTACCATCTTTTTCTTTTCTCTTTGATAAGAATACTATAGAACTCGCAGCATACTTAAGACCTGATCCACCACCCATCTCTTTAGTTGGGAACAATGAACCAATACTGTCATATGTATGGTTTGTTACTATCATTGGAACTTTTGCTCGACCAAGTTTCAAAGTTAGAACTCTGAAAGCACCTTTGAGTATTTGTGCTCTGGTCATATCTCTTGTTTCTTTACCCTCAGCAGTATCTTCAATCTCTTTAGTTGTAGATAACATACCAAGTGAATCCAAGACAAACATCATCTTGGGTCTTTTACTTTCATCTGTTTCTAGATAACGATCAATGACTTTGATCGTTTGAGTTCGGAACTCTTGTGCTGTTACAACTGGAACGATAACGATACGATTGGGATCAATACCTCGTTCTTCAATCATTTGAGTAGTAATCGCTGACTCTGACTCAAAGTACATAACTGCTGCATCTGGATTATCCTCTAGGAATCTTTTACAAATACCTAAAGCAAAGAAAGTCTTACCTGTAGCAGACTCACCAGCAATCGCAGTTATTTTATTTTCGGGAAGTCCACCATACAGTGAACCTGATAAAAGGGCATTAAAAATGTAAGAACCAGTGTCGACAAATCCGTCAACATCACCTGCTTCTATGCCATCTGATACAACATTGGCATACTCATTCCCTGTCGCCTTTACTAGATCTTTTAGAAAACTCATTCACTTCTCCATTACATAAATTTTGATCATACTTAATATGCTCTTCCATCATAGTTTTGATCTGAGATATCTGATACTCCATATACAGAAGTAATGCAGTTATCGCTGAACAGAAACCAAAAAAGATTATATCTATTAAGTTATGATCCATAGTTATATTCTAATCTATAATACCCTTTTCGTAAAGGTACTTTCGATTAGTTTCATGTAAATCTTTTATGTCGTCTTTTGACTGTCCATGATATGGTACTGCCATACGATTTTCAATCAATAATTGACATACTGATTTCCATGTTTTGTTAGTTTCATTAAAGATATGAATGTCACCTATGATACGACCAAACTTACCTTTGGAATCGTATTTCTCAGTGACCAACTTGTATGTTTTCCCTTTTACAAGTCTCTCTTTAAGAAATTGTTTTGATAGTAATCCGAACTTCTTTTCTTCAAGATCGCGTGTTCTACTCTCAGGTGTATCTATACCTGCGAGTCTAACCCTTTCGTCTTTTAAAACGATGTCGAATCCTAAGTCGATGTCAATATCTACTGTATCACCATCAACCACTTTTAAAATTTTAGCATTATATTCGTACATAATTATTCCTCAATTGAATTATTTAGGCAAAGAAACTATCTAAACTAGCAGTTGGTTCTACATTCCAATCTATAGTGTCTAGTATTGCCTGTAGAGGTTCTACAAAAGACTTTTGAAACTGTATTTCATAATCAACATACTTGTGTAAATCAAATTCTTTGGGCAAGAAATCAATGAAAGCAATTACATTTTCATTAATAGTGTTAGGAAGTTTTAGATAACAGAACTTGATCTTCTCACCATTTTTTATCAAACTGTATCTCATATCTAATCCTTTTTTGTTTAGATAATGATTGTACAACAAAGAACCTCTTACATGAATCGGTGTACTCTTTGTGTAAATGTTAGCATTGTCTTTATACTGCATTAATCCCTTAACACCTCTTGGGAATGCTACTTCTTCAGGTGGTAACTCTCTAAACAATGTTCTACTTTCTTCTACAAAGTTATGTATTGCCATTTCGTCACCTTGCATGACCACCTTTAGTCCTTGTTCCAATCTTCTTCTTACCCATAGTGGTGTTGACGACTTTGCTGTTTCTATACCCATCATCTTCAACTTAGGTTGAGCAAGTCGAACTCCTTCGTCATCAAGTACATTCAGAATGTATCTTTTCTTTGCAGTCCAGATACCTTTGTCTGCTATCACTTCTCTTGCCATCTGCATCTTTTGATCATAAGCATTTACATATTCGGCAAGTTCTTGATAAGACTTATCAATAAAGGGTTCTATCTTTTCTTTAGCAATCTGATCTAAAAATTGTAATGGGTTCTTAGGATTCACTTTCTGTATCAATTCATCAAACCTTACATACACTGAATCCGTATCCATTGCGATAACATAATCGTCATCAGTTTTAAGTAGATTGTTCAACCATTCGTTAATCTTCTTCTCAATCCATTGTATAGATAACTGCCCTGCTGTAGTAATACCCTCTGCGATTCTAAGGTTAAAGAAAGCAAAGTATTGATTTGCGAGAGCACCATATGCTGAGTTAAGAGAAATCTTTCTCACCATCTGATTGTTATGACATATTGTTATAATGGATTGTAGTTCTTCTTTCTTCTTAGGATCAGTTTCTACTTGTAGTTTCTTTGATGCTTCAATCATCCTACCTTTCCATAACTTCCTTTCATCGTAGAACTGTTCCATTAACTCTGGTAAGAATCCTTGTTTCTTCTTACTAAACACTGCACCATTAGGTACAACTGTCACATCTTTGCGTTTAATATATGTGGAATCATATTGCTCATTAAGTAGTTTCTTAACAGTTACATCTTCATGATTATCGGTAAGAGTCTCTGGTGACATATTGTACTGCATAATCAAATGAGGATACAGTGAGTTTAAGTCAAAGGAAAGTACCCAATTGTGCCCACCTACTTGTGGGTCTTTAACATACGCACCAATGATTGGTCCTTTCTTATCGTTGCCAGTCTTTAAAGCAGGTGGTGGTGTTTGTATATTCCTATCTCTTAGGAAGTTATAAATGATTGTTTCCCAGTATCTAACTTGACCAAAGGTATCGCCATAATTACACTTGGCAGTATAAGTCATAGCAAAGATTAGATTAATAAGACCAAGTTTCTTATCAAGTCTTTCTACCAAGTCAACATCTTTGATGTTATACTCTAGGAACTTGATGTAGTCTTGCTTGTATAGTAAGTGTAGGGATGATTGTTCATAATCTAATTTACCCTCACCAAGTTCTACCTGAGCAATGTTATCTAAACGATAAGATTCTTGATTAGTGTAGGTGAACTTCTTATAGATTTGTAGATAATCTAAAATTGTGATACCATGTAGTTTCCAAGATTGCTGAACATTAGTACCACCCATGAAGTTCCACTCTCTGGTATTAGATAATCCCCATGGTGATAGTTTCCTATGTTCACCCTCACCAAACAGTTTGTCAATACGATTACATAGATAGGCAATGTCAAAGGTTTCAACATTCCAACCTGTAATACAATCAGGTGATAGTTCTCGCCAAACTTTGATGAACTTAGTTAGAAGTTCTTTCTCAGATTGGCAGGGATAGTAGTGTATGTTTCTTTGATGATCCCATTCGCCAAATCCAAATACATGAGCAGGTTTACCAAATGGTTTCAATGTGATAGCATTGACTCTTTCGTTTGCTAGTGTTGGTTCAGGGAATCCCTCTTCACACTCACACTCAATGTCAAGAGTACAAACTCGAATGTGATTAGGGTCGTACTCTATGTCACCTTTGAATGTGTCAGCGATATAGGTATATGCCCAACGATCAAATCCGTGTACTTCAAATGAATCTACACCAGAGTATTTTTCACGGAATCTTCGAGCACCTCCCATACTATCGAGGTGTATTGGTTCGAGATTTCTTCCGTCTAGTGTTTTGTAAGGTGAGTCGTCTTTTTTAGATAAGACATATAGAGTGGGTTTGTAAGGGAGTTTTGCCTTTACTTGCTTTCCTCCCTTATAACCTCTAACAAGAATTAAGTCACGAGTGGTATGTACATGCGTATAAAAATCCATCAAGTATATTGTACTACAATAACCTCCTGTTGTAAAGGGGGTTTTAGAACCTTTCTATCTCTTCGAGCAAATCCCTGTAATGGGCAATCTGCTCAAGTTCTTTTTCGATAGTTTCCATCAGATCAGGATGTTCTGCCACCCCAACCGAGTTATGTAAAAGATTCTCTACATTCACTTGATGTTTTTTAATGTGTCCTTCAAAATGCAGTTTACCTGCTTCTATTATCGCATCTCTCATACTTTTTGGCATGATATTATAATCCTAGTTCTTTTCTTTTTTCTTCAGGAATTTCGTCTATTGATTTCTCAATAGATACAGGATTTCTTGGGTCGCTTTCGAGAAAGTCTAAGAAACCTGTACTAGCAAAGTACTCGTCTCCTTCCTCGATTGCTTTACCAACTGCAACAACTCTATCTCTGAGTCTGGTTGCTCTTGGTCCAACTTGAGTTGCCCATTTAGAATCCATCATTTGAACTGCCATTTCTGCATAGTCACCTTTCTCTAATGCTGCTAACATTTTTTTGAAACCAGATAATCTAGTTTGTCCCATGTTAAACATCATGTTGAGTAGTACATGTTGGATTTCTCCTGGGAATGCATGAAAGACTTCTTCACCCCACATGTGCTTACATTCTTCATGGTGCTCATGTAAGTCGCTAAGTAGTAATTCTTCAACTTTTTCATCAGTGATAGTATCACCAACTTCAAGTTTCTCTAACCCACCATCAACTTCCTTGATCAAGTGACCAACACCAACAGTTTTAAGTCCTAAAGAATCTAGATATACATCGTTCTTGACACCTTCGTCAAATTTAATTTGTTCAACAAATTGTTCGTCTCTTCTCATTTTAATAGTTCTCCAGAAAAGTATTTCTTTAACATGTCTGTAAAAGACAGCCATGGTTCGTATAACAGTACAACTTCGCATCCCTTATCTTCCCTCATTGTCTTAACTCCATGTGGTAGCATAAAGTTGCATATATGTGCTGTACTACTATTTATTGTAATTGTATTTTCATAACTCCTTAAATTTTTAAGAGGTATGATCCCTAAATGCTCACCATATATATCCCATTGTGGTATAGAAACTTCATAACACAAATCCAAAGGATAGTCTGGATCAGTAGCATATGTGATTGCTGATGCTCTCATAGGCATATCAAGATGTAACAGATAAGGTGTATTTGCTTTCATCTTTAGATATGAGAGTATGGGTCTATGTAGATTAAAGTTATCTAAGACCCATGGATGATCTACTATTCTAGTATGTAGAATATCAGCAGAGTCACCATCTGGCACTTTATTCCTAAGATCTTGTACCACATGTTCAGGCAGAGTTCTAAACTCTGGTTCTTCTATGGGAGTTGCCATCCCACCTATGGTTAGAGGTAATTGCTGATCCTCTATACCATATTCTTTTATCAGTTGCTGTTGTACATCGATGATGACATTTTGATATACATCTTCACTTGTCACCTTCGTTGGTTTGATTTTGTTGTTCATTTTTAACTTGATTAAGTATGATTTCTACGAGTATGTCGCCCATTAATGCTTGGAGTTCCATGTTTTTATACAACTCTTCAATATCATGATCAGCAGGATGTCTTATAGTTCTTTCAAATTGTAGTTCTCGTTCTCCTTCTACAAATGAAACTCTGCCATATTGATATACGATTCCTTTGTATTTATCAATATTGATTCTTATGGCAGCATCATTTTCATTTGGATTTTCTACAATAGTATAGACACCATCATCAAATAAAGGATTCTCACCTTTCTTGTAAAATAGTTTATTGTGATTTAGCATCACATCTTTAGTTTCGCTCATAATATTCCCTTACTAAGTTATCGTCAAAACTTGCTCTCCAGCAAATTCTTCTTTTATCACCCTTTTTATTTATTACCCTATGATTTGTCATTAATTGATTCCATATAACAACATCACCTGTTTGATAAACATGCTTATAATCTAGCATAGGATTCGATGCTTCGTTGTGTAATTTTTGACATAACTCTAAAACTGTTCGATCCTCTTGTCTATCAATGTATCCTGGATTGAATGAATAATACTTCATTCCACAGAACTCTTGTACCAAAGGATGATCATGTTTGTCTATCGCTCGTACAACATGATTTTGTCCATCGGTAGCATTAACGACCATCTTGAAATGAGTAAACATTTTACCCTCTGCCTCTTCTTTATAAGAACTGTATTTATAAAGAGCAGCAAGATTTTTGAATTCAGTATTGGGATGTGGATTACCATCCACTCTTTCACAAGTTAAGATACTGAATCTGGGTGGATCTTCATAACAAAGATTATCGTTATGCCATGCTGAAATGTAAGGTCCATTGTGGAGGTAATCTTTATCTTCATTGTCTAAAGGGAATACATTGAACTTGGAGAAATTCTCTTTCTTCTTGGTCTGTCCTAATCCAATTTGTAATTCATCATTACGAAATCTTCCCAGTTTCTGTACTAATTCAAATGTCCATTCTCTTGTTACAGTTTCTTTATGACCTCTAATGATCACAATGGGTGCTTTTGTTAAACCAAACCATATGTCTTTTAAATCTAAAGAATTAGTTTCAAAGTAATGGTTGGGAAAATGTAAAGGTATCATCCAAACAAGTCATAGTATGCAAGATACACAAAGTATCCTAAGAACACCAATACTCCCAGAAGGAAAAGGTGTAATACTATTGTAAAGACACCCATCACTATGTTGTCTAGTATTTCACCTAAAAATTTAAACATCTTCTTGTTTGCCTGTTAAGAATCTATATGCATTGTCCTTCCATTCTTGGAGCCAATCATCAAATTCTTCATCGTCAGAGGTATTGTATTCTGTATCGCCATTGTTTCTTATTTCACAAACCTCATCCCAAGACATTTCATCGTAATCCATGATGTCGTCTCTTTCTGTAACCATAACACCTGTGAAATTATAAAACTCATCATCATAATAATTGACGATCTTTATGTCTTCGTCAAACTTCTGCAAATGTTTAGCAATAAAATTGCAAAACACATCACATACTGACCATGCTGAAGTCACACAAATATAAGATTCTTCTAGATCAGTAATGTGTGCCCATTTAGCACCTATGTTGTCGATGTACCAATCATAAGACTTATCTTCATCGTATTCTGGCATGTTTAATTCTTTAGCAAAATGCTCTGGATAATGTTCGAACCATCTATCAGTTATAGGATAAGATTCTTTTATTGAATCGACGATTCTTCCCCACTCATCTATAGCAGCATCATTACCCTCGATGCTTATATATTGATAGACATGATTTGCCATTAGGAATTAGTTCCTTCTACATAATTGAGTACAGTGATAGGATCTGATACAACATAAGAATCATCATCAGCATTGTCTCTTTGATTAGGTTCTATGAAAGATTTTTCAACGACCATATCATTAATGACCATAGCATATCTCCAAGATCTCATACCAAAACCAATGTTTGACTTATCAACTAAAGCACCCATCAATCTAGTAAATTGACCTGTGCCGTCTGGTAACACTTTGACATTTTCTACACCCTGTGCATCAAACCAAGCATTCATTACAAATGCATCGTTAACACTTAGGCAATAGATTTCGTCAATACCATTCTCAATGAACTTGGAATAGTTTTCTTCATATCCTGGAAGTTGCTTTGATGAACATGTAGGAGTAAATGCTCCTGGAAGTGAGAATAGAAGTACTCTCTTACCACCAAACATTTCAACTGTTTCTCGTTTTACAAACTCACCCAATTCTCTAAATGTAAATTTAACATTGGGTACAAAATTCTTTAATTCAAATTCTGACATTAGTCTGTCCTCATAATAACACTTGGATCTTTAGCAGAGAATACCTCTTTTAAAAATCTCATCACTTTAGTTTGTCTATCGAATACAAAGTTTCTAAACTCATCCATGTATTCAACCTGTACGATAAATCCATTTTGGACTTGTTCTACTTCAATTTTCATAATATATTTTCCTCAAATTAT